TTCCGGATACTAATGCCGAAGACTGGATCAGACATTTGATGTCTCCTTTGAGTGAAGCGTTGTTGAATTAGAACGTGCTTGGAGGAGTCAGAATCTCCAACTGCTTGACCGACAGCGCGTGCAGTCGGATCGATAGGATCATCTCAGGATCAGCGCCGCCCGCTGGCAGCGACATGATCCGAATCTCCCTGATGTAGTCGCCGACCTGAAGGTCCTGAATGATCGGCGTGACGATCACCTGCCCAACAGGATTGCAATCCATCTTCGTCGCGAGCATGCGCAACGGCGGCTGCGGCGTGACTGAGTGCGCAGCGGGTGGCGGTGTCGTCTGCCTTCCTTCAAAGAATGCTACGTCAGCCATGTCGGCTCCTTAGAATTTGCGCGAGTTGATGTTCGTCGATCTCAAGCTCTTGCGCCAGCGCATACAGCAGCGGGCGCTTTGTATCTGGCAGCGGCGGCGGGTCCCTGAACTCGCCTTTGTCGAAGTCGAAGCGCTGCTGACGCAGCTTCTCATGATCTCCGTCAAACGCAATCTCGATCAGCCGCGTGCCTTCAGGCCAGATGAACTCCGGCTCTTCCCGCGCGGTGGTCATCACGACCCACTCATCCTTCTGGATCAGCGGATTGAACTGGCGCAGGATCGTCACCAGCACACGATCACCCGACGGATGAACGATGCCCGTCGCCTTGCGATAGTCGTACCAGTCCACGCCATCAGTCTTGCGCTTGCAGAACAGCAGCTTGTGGCCATCGACGTGCTGCCGCAGCGGATGGTTCTCCGGCTTGTATGCGACCCACTCTCCGTGATCGATGAACTTCATCGGCGTCCCCTTAATAACCTGCGGCGTGCCAGCCGCCAGCGATCAGCATGTGGCACTGGCGATAACGACCGATGACGTAATAGGCGGAATAGCAGCCGGTGATCCCGGTGATCACGCCACCGCCCCACGGCTCCTGCAGTTGATTGTAGTAGTGCTGCACGTCGCCGAGATGCGCGAAGCGGATCGTTGCGACGAGTTGATTGTAGCGCGTGTCAGCGGCATTCCACGCGTACCAGTTCGCCTGCCCGTTGACGTAGTCGTGCACCCATCCCAACGAGGAGCACCACATCTGCCCGCTGTTGTTGGTGTAGCTGCGCCATCCGCCATCGTGGCCAAGGAAGCCGATCAGTCCATCGTTGTGATGGATGTACGAATTGCCCCACGTGTTATCCCAGAACCGGATGTAGTTGGCACCACCGCCTTCGATCACCACGTCGCCGCGAACGATCAGCGGTCCATTGATGTCGGCCTGACCGTGAGAGGTCATGCCCCACGTGGTGAGGTAATGCCCCTGCGTGCTGATGCTGTAGCAATTCAGGTGGTGCATATTGACGCCACCGTGGAAGACACCTCCACCGCCAGTGAAGACGTGATTGCCGCCATCGAAGTGGTGATAGCCGTTGCCGAAGAAGATCACGCCAGTGCCGTTGCCGCGCAGCGCGTAGAGATCGCCGTTGATGTTCAGGTTGCCGTTGATGACGCTGCTGCTTGCAGTCGTGAAGCCAGCGCCGAAGTTGAAGTGAGCGTTCGCGCGATTGATGGAGTACGCGGTGCCGAGCCACTCGCCCATATCACCGTAGCGATAGAGTGCGAAGTTCGATCCGCTGTAACCACCGCTTTCTTGTTCGGTGTTACCAAGGTCGAGCGCCCACCGGCTCGTGCCGTTGGCACCGAGACCCCACACGATACGATCCTGCCCGATGCTGGTTGGATACAACGACAACGAAGGAGTGCTGGCCTTGATCGTCAGGTTGCCAAGCATCGTGCCGCCAGCGCCGAACGCGGAGTCAACGTAGTCCTTGGTTGCCGCTTGCTCTGGCTGCGTCGGATATCCGCTCAGATAAAGCGGGCCGGTCATCGTGCCGCCGGACTTCCTCACGAGCGGATCGGTGTACTCGACGATGCGCGAGCGCACCCACTGCGTGGTCGGCATGTACGCATCGTTCGCCGTCGGCGGCGGATGCATGCCGATCTGCAGCGCCTCATAAGGCACGGTGCCGTCGCGACGAATGAACGCGTAGGCATCGAGCCCGGAGTCAGCGAGCGCCTGCGCTGCGGCCATGATCTCCGCGTGCAGGTGCACCACTTCAGCAGTGTCGGTGACGACCGTCGCGTGCATCGGCTCGATAGCGTCGTGGTAATCCTTGGTCGAGTGCGCCATGCCCGGCGTCGATGTCACCATCCACGGCTGCGCAGATGGATCGCCGTGGATCGCAGTGACATCCATTTCCAGAATGCCGCTGGACTGTTCGTAGCTGCGCAGCTTGGCGATGCAGTAGTTGTTCTTGTCGTCGATGCCTTCGACGATCAGATACGGCGACGGCGTGAACGTGTCGCGCTGCGGACCTTCGTCAACATAGACGGCCATGTAGCCGATCTTCATCTCGTAGAGAGAGTCGGTGATCGGCGCGAGCAAGAAGCCCAGCTTGGTGACAGCGATGATGTCTTCGGTGGCCGGGATCAGAATCTCATTCATGCGCAGCAACGCTGCGGCACGGATGTCTTCACCGATACGCTTCAGCGCTCGATCAACCTCTTCCAAGTCTTGGAAGCGAGCCTCAAGCGACGGCAGCAAGCGCTTCATATATGGAAGCAGTTGCGTGCCGGGCTTCAGTTCAAATTCTTCATCGAGCCGTTTCAGCGCCATCGGTTAAGCCTTCTTTGCCGGAGCCTTCGCTGATTGCGTCGCTGGCGGTGCCGGGATCGGACCAAGCACCACCGCGTTGACGATGGCTGGCTGGATCGTCGGCAGAGCGCAGACAGCGCCGTTCATCGAGTAGAGCTTCGCAGGACTGAGAACGCGCCCGGCATACGGCACGGCAGAGCCCAGCGTCACCTCGTAGACCATCGCGGGATCAAACGACGCCGGGACTTCCCTTCCCTCTGGCAGCGGCGGAGGAGTGCCGGAGCCAGCGAACTTCGTCACAGCATGCGGGTTGATCACGCGATCATCGATCCATTCGCCCTTGCGCACTTCGCGCTTCGAGCCCTTGCCATCAGCGGGCCTGTAGGTGTCGCCCGGCGCTGACTTGCTGACAGGGAAGCGACTTGATCGCGCCGCCGCAACGTCTTCCCGATTCATCGGCATCACGACGTTGCGTTGTGGAAATTTCTTGGTAGCCATTCTGGTTTCTCCCTTCGAGAATTACATCAGGTTGATGCCGATATCGACACGCTCCGACACGTGGAATGGCGTGAGCACGTTGCGCGTATAGCCAAGGCACCTGATCTTGTATCCCGTGACAGGAGCGCCGCCGAGAGCGGCGAGGTCCCACGTGCAGCGCTTGATCAGGGCGGTCGGATCATCCGGAGCGACCGAGTCTTCGACCACAGCCGGTGGACGCTGCGTCAAGTAATCAGCGCCGGTCAGAAGCAGGACCGAGAAGGTGTGCTCGCCCTCGCCTTCCATTCCACTCCCGCGCCATGCATCGAGCCGGAAATCCACGTAGACCGTGTTCACCGGGTTCGGCATCGTCCTCGCTGTCGAGACGTGACTGAAGTCATTGCGGCCACGCTCCGTCAGCGAGCGAGAGTTGGCGGCGACACCGATGCCCGGCATTTCATCCGTGGTGCCGACCAGCAAGCAGCGGAATTGCAACAGCGGCGGCAGGTTCACCAACGGGTTGTCGTCGTAATAGCCGAGCGGCACCCACACGCCGTTGTGCTGAATCTCGAACGAGATCGTCGTGCCCGGAGGACGCGTCGAGTCGAAGTTGAGATCGATCTGCGCAATGCCGCCGTTCAACTCCAGCGGTGCAAGCTGCACGGTGCAGCGCGTTGCCTCGAACTCCGCGAAGTTCAGCCGGAACGTCATGTCCTTCTGCAGATCACCGGATGCCCACGCGCCGTCGGTCGATGTGAACAGCGAGCCCTGCGCGAACTTGTTGTTGTGGACGCAGGCGACGAAGTGGTTGCCCGCCGTCTGCAGCACAACAGCGTAGCGCTTGCCCTTCGCCAGATAGGTCGGCAGCACCGGGACCTTCGTCGCATAGGGATAGATGCGCAGGAGATCGGCAGGATGCGTCGAGCGAGCGATCACCTTCTGATAGTTCGGAGCGCCGATGTCGTTGCACTCGCAGATCAGCACGTGAACGTCACCGCTGGTGGCAACGCGCGTGAAGAAGATTTCCACCGACGTCAGCCAGCCGCCCTGCGAATTCAGGAAGCTCTGACCGACGACCGCGCCGTTGAGACCTTCGATGGTGACAATCTGCCGCCAGTAATAGGAGTCGATGATCTCATCCACCCAGAACTGCGCGATGCGCAGCACGGTGTGCGTCGAGACGTCCTGCACGTCGAGGATTTGAAACGTCTCGGTGCCGCGCGTCAGGATGTTGCGGATCGGATCATAGATCAGGTCGGTGTTCGGCGTCATGCCGGTCGAACCGCCGAAGCCGTTCGCCCACTCACCCATGCCGATTGACGTCTGCCAGTCCTGACCAGACGGAGCGAACCACCAGCAACCGTTGTAGCAAACATACATCGGCGTGCCGAAGCGGATACGCGTGCGCGTGCGCGTGCACAATTCCCAACTGATGGTCTGGAATTGATACTGCGAGATCGACAGTTCGCTGTCGTTGCCCAGCACTTCGAGCCGCGCCTTCTCGTGATAGACCGGCAGCACGAAGTTGTTCTGATTGATCACCGCCGGATCGAGCGGGTTCAGCATCGCGAATTGCGAGTCGCGCTGCGCAGCCCACGCGAAGCGAATGCCCTCCTCGACCTTGCAGAGCACGTCAGGATTCGGCGGATCAGTGTGGACGTCGGTCTCGTCGTTGGTCAGGAAGTGATCCGCGCCCCACGAGGTGTAGCTGTCGGGCAGGTTAAGTTCTTCCTTCACGCGAGCGATGTCTGCGGCGAGACGCAGCGCCAGTTGCATCGACGCGGTGCCAGCGAGACGCGCAGCCAGTGCTGCAAGGTCGGTCGCCAGCGTATCGAGCCGCGATGACGTGCGGATGCGCCAGCCATCGTTCTCGTTCATCCGGTTGTCGAGATCGCGCAGGTTCGGTGCGCGGTTCTCTTCTTCCATCTGGATCGCGAGGATGCCGGTCGAGTCCAACAGTATCCAGCAAACCGCCAGCGTGTTCGATGCAATCGCTGGCTTCTGCGGGTCAGGACTCTCAGCGCCGACCACCGTCGAGATGTTGGCCCAGCGGCGCGACTCCGTGGAGACCACACGAGCGACAGTCGCACGCGTTACCGGATCGGTAAGGAACGTGCGCGGCTCAGTGTCGGTCTGAATCTCTTGGCCCCAAGTGACGACGCCGACCCAGCGGCGCGTGACCACCGGGAGAACGCCGAGAAGATCGAGCGAGGTGCCGCCTTCGTTGTCGTTATAGAACACGAGACCGGCGTGATAGAGCCGACCAGCGCCGACGGTCACGACCGCTGGTGCAGTCTGCACGACAGTGAAGCCGGTGAAGGCCATGTCGGGAATGATCGTGTCGAAGACGATGTGATCGAAGGACGCGCGAGGAAACAGGCCGAAGTTGTTGAAGTCCTCGACGGTGACCTTCTGCCAATCTTGAATATTAACTTTACGTTCCATTTGCCTCTCCTAGAGAAGGTTGATGACCTGATGGTCTACCGTTGTTTCCGTCCAAGCTCTCTCGCGTAGTTCGATCAGTCGTGTCGGATCGAATGCAGTGCGCACCCGATCCCGCAGCGCCTGCGATACGACGACCGCGCGACAAGCCCGGTCAAAGTCTGCCATGTCCACTGTACTCGCAAAGTAATTGTCGTCGTTGGTGTGGCCTTCGTCAGCGAACCAACTCCAGAAGTCATCGTGCATGTGCAGGTCGATCATCAAGTCGGCAGTGTACGCAGGCCACGAGACGTAATCGACGCCGACATACGAGATGCCGCCAGTGATGACGCCCATGATCTCCGGGTCGTGAAGGAAGACGCGATCCGCAAGCATGCGTGCTGCGTCGTATCCTGCATCGGCGTAATAGACAATCGGGACCGGCTGCGTCGGGATCGGCGGCGGCTGCGTCGGCAGACCTGACTCCGGATACGTTATCGGATGCTCCGGCTTCGGCGGCGGCGGCAGCACCGCTGGATGTTCTGGCGTCGGCGGCTTCGGCTCATTCTCCGGCAGCGTATTGCGGTGATCGGACCAGTCGCCGACGAAGAAGAAACTGTTGCCCCAGCCGATGTCGCTCTCGCGCTCGTAGCGAACGTCGATGGGCTCCATGCCCGGCACCACCGTGTCGAGATGCAGCACGCTCTGTTCGTGATCGTAACTGCCGTCGATCCGCACCGTCACCAGTTGCGGCACCAGCGTTTCAGCGCAGACATATTGATCGTCGTTGACGAAGTCGCCTTGCAGGTAGGCCGGACCGGCGATGCCGGGAATGCAAACGCGCTCGTAGTCGATGGAGACCTCGCTGTTGATCTCCTTCGTGAAGGTGTAAATCTCCAGCGGGATATCTTTGCCGCGCACGCGCAGGAAGGCCTTACGACCATGCAGCGCCTCACCATCATCAAGCCCGACGAACCAGCCAGCGCCACCGTCACCGCAGAACAGGACGTCTTCGCCATCCCAGCCAACGCCCTCGTAGAACGTGATGCGCAACTCCGGCATCAGGTGAATCCAGTAGTCGAACGCTTCCTTGCTCATGGAAGGCGACGCCCAGAATCCCTGCGGCGGTCGTAGCATCTCCTGAATCGTGTAGCCGGTCGGCGGCGAGAAATCGCGGCCCGAATACTTCAGCGCCATCGCGATGCCGTCAGGCGTGCCGCGCAGACTCTTGTACTCGAACTGACGCTCCACCCACTCGCGCTGCGTGGACTCGCTCCAGCCTTCTTCCCACAGCAACGCGCCCATCGCATATGCGAGATAGGGCAGATTGTTCAGCGAGATCGCATACGGGTCCCACTGGTCGTGAATGATCTCAGCGTAGGTGCCGATCAGCCGCTCACCGTCAACGTCGGCCATCGCTTTCTCAAAGCCGGTCGCGTTGCGATAAAGCAACTTTGCTCCGGGCGCTGAGATGATGCCTTCGGTGACGATATCGTTCACAGCGTGCGACCTGCCATCTTGACTTCGATCTTGTTGACGCGGACCACCCAGTCGAGCGGCACGAAGATGTCTTCCGTCGGTTCGACGATATCGACATGGTGCACGCCGGGCATTGCGCAGCAAGCATTGATCGCCATCAGAGAGTGATCGTGCCCAAGCCAGTATTGCTCAGTCACCAGCGTCGAGAGGTTCGCCTCGATCTTCTCCATGCATTGATCCTGCAGCGTGCCGGGATAGAGCCACACCGCGATCCGATAATTGATGTCCTTGATCTTCGGCTTGTTCACCGAGATCACATCGGTCAATCCCATGCGCGACAGCGTCTGGATGTACGCGCGGATGCGGACCAGCGCTTCATCAGCAGGAGCGGGATCGGCAGGCGGCTGCATCAGGCACGTGATCAGAATTGTCGGATAGTAATCGTGCGTCACCTTGCGCTGTGCCGTGACGTCGCGCAGCGCTGGATACGCGGTCAGCGCCCAGAATTCATACGCCTCTGCGGTGCCGTGCGGGCTCAGCGTGTTCGGGCTCAGCCAGATACGCCGACGATATCGATCATCGGGCTCGCCCTCCTGACGCGGTACGCCACCGGGATAGCGCGATGCAATGGCGTCGAGATCGGTGCCGATGGCATAGGCCAGCGTGATCGAGCGAGCGGCCTGATTGACGCGATCTCTCAGCATCAACTCGAAGTAGGTGCACGCCTCTTGATTGATCTTGATCGGATCGAATTCGAGATTCTCGACATCGTACTGCGCAGCCATCGGCGGATCGTACTTCGCCCACAACTGCTTGAAGCGGATCATCCGCGTCTCAAGGATGTCTTCGGTGCTGATCTTCTCCAGCACGATCATGGGCTGCAGGTTGGCCGGGATCAGGACGGAGATGCGCTCGCTCAGACGCGAAGCAATCGCCTGCCCTGCCTTCGTGCCGCTGCCCATGTCATAGATGTCGCTCATTCCTTCGCTCCCGGTATCGTCGGCGTCGTCCCGATGCCGCCTTCAGGCGCACCGCCGATGTTGCCGACTCGCCCTTCCCACAGATTGTAACCACGTGACACCAGACCAACGCCACGACGAACTTGCGGCTGGCTGTTGCCGAGATGGCCGCGCGGTCGATAGGTGCCTTCCATCGACGTCTGCAGCTTGCCGGTGCGAAGCTCCTCCGGCGACGTCATCAGCGAGCCGTCGGAGCGGTTGGCGACGCGCACGCGGTTGATGCGGTAGTTCGGCTCCCACAGATCGATGCCTGTGCAGATCGCGAAGTAGAAGCGAGCGATGGTTGGCTCATCCGCATTCTGACCAATCAGGTGAGGTACGAATGAGCCACACCACCGACGCAGAACACGCTCGTGATACTTCGTTGAGAAGATCAGCAGCATGCTTTGGATCACGTGATCCCACCCGGTCAGCATCTTGCCGGTGTAGCGATCCACACCAATGCGGACCGGGCTTAGGACGATGTGGCCGTACTTGAGGTCCGGCCACATGTCCAAGTTGGGATCGTAGACGTAGGCCATGCGCTACTCCGCCGGGCGGCTGAAGTAGCTGCCGGGAGTCTTGTCATCCGTCTTCGGCGGCTCCGGCTTCTTCGGCTCCGGCTTCTTCGGCGCAGCCTTCTTGTTGCTCTTCTCATCCTTCTTCCGCGCCTTCAGCATTGCGTTGCGACGCTGCGTTGACAGCGGCACCTTCAACGCCATGCCCGGAGCGCCGGACTGAATCTGCCGGTCGTACTTCGGCAGCTTCTTCGGGTCCTCATCGGACTCGCTCCGACCGCGCGTGACCTGCGCGATGAACTTCTTGCCAGCATCACTCACTTCGTTGAGCGGCAGGAGACCGGCGATCCCCTGATCAATCCAGTATTGCATCGTCATCTGCGGAGCCATGACGTGCAAACCCTTGTCGTCCTCGACGACACGCAGACGACCAAGCTCGTCGCCAGCGTGAAGGCCGGGATCGTAGACGTAGAACTTCCGAAGAACTGCAGATGTAGGTGCCATGTGACTTCTCCTTTGAAGATTACTTGTTGTCGTTCGGGATCGGGTCCCTGCCGAGAATCGGTGGCCTACTGAAGATGATCTGACCCTTCTTGACCACCACCCAGTCTGACGAGGCGCGTATCTTCGCACCTTCCTTGTGCGAAGCAACTCTGACGTCCTTGCCGACGCGCAGCGTGTGCCCACCGTCTTTGTTCATGCGCGACTTGATCGTGGCCTTGTCGCCGCCGACGTGTCCCTTCTTCTTCTGCTTGCCACCGCCACCACCGCCGCCGCCTTGCTGTCCGCCGCCCTGTTGCTGCTGATCCTTCTCGTCGTCAGGCTGCAGCCAGTGATCGTGACCTTCCTTCGTGGTCTTGCCGCGATAGTCGTCCTGCTGATAGCTCTCCTCATCCTGCCCGCTGCTGTCGGCGTGCTCCGGCGTCTTGAAGTTCTTGCTTGGCGCATACGGCGCGATCATGCCCTGACCGATGTCGCCATTCGGGCAGACCAGCGACAGCGTCTGACCCTTCTTGAAGAAGCGTTGCTCGCGTGCGCCACCGCGCATGTTGTTCGTGTTCAGCCAAGGCGACAGCACTTCCTTGCCGTCCTTGTCCTTGCCCATCATCACGCGCACCTTGGTGCCGTCCACCTCGTGCACGGTGCCGGTCTGATGCGTGTTCGCGATCTGCCGACGCAGGTTCGCAACTTCCTGAAGCAGCCTCTGATAATCATCAGCCATAGCAGCGCCTCATGACAGTTCGATCTTGATCTTGTTCGATGTGCCGTCGAGAATCTTCTGCGCCATCTGCCGCAAAGTCAGATCGACATCCAGCGACTGCTGCGACATCCGCTTGCTTGCGCTGGTGCCAGACAGCGACGTCATCGTCACCGGCATGCGCTTTCCCTTCTGAATGTACGGCAGGATGATGCAGCGGCAGTGCGGATGCTTCGGCACGTGCTGCTGAGCGACCGACATCGGCATCGGACCGGCGGCGGCAAGCTCTTCGCAATCCATGCAAACCAGTTCGTCCTGCTTCGAGACCACGATCACCATCATGTTCGGATTGGTCTTGCCCAAGAAGTCGGTCCGCTCGCGACCGCCCTCCATCATCGGCTCGCCTTCCATCAAATCAGGATCGACCTTGATCTCGTAATTCATATTACTGCGCGACGCCCGGCGAATGTCCATCACGCCGCGAACCTGTTCGAGCGGAAGACCGCTTTGCTTCGACAAGCTCTGCGCGATCAGCGCCGACAGGCTGTCGCCGACTTCGTTGAGGCCTGCCGCGATGAGTGGCGTGGTCACCTTCTGCGCCCTCGACAGCGCATCGACGAAATCGATAAGCTCTCTCGTATCGACGTTAATCTTCAGCATCGCCCATCTCGACCTTGTCCTTCTTCTCCTTCGGCTCGACGGTGCCGACGTTGGTCGAGATCGTCTTCTCTTCCGTGAGGCCAATCTCCGGATTGGGCTCCCAGTCGAAGTCGTCAGCGCCAATGCTGCGCAGGATCGGTGCCTCGCCCTTCTTGTCGGTGAGATCGGGACCATGCATCGTCGCGAAGCGAGACAGCGGACCAGCCGACAGCGGCGCGAGACCAGCCGCGCGAAGACCGATGCGCCTGACGCCGAACACTGCCTGCACTTGCTCCCACTTTGGCGCGACCCGTGCGCCAACCAGAGCCCTGCAGATTTCCGCGATAGGCTCCATCCCTGCATCCGGATAATCGCTCGACGTGCGAATGAACAACTGGATCGGATGATCGTGCGGCACCGGCACACCGTGTGGAATATCGCTCACCACGTCGCAGACAAACGACAACTGACGCGCCGCCCACCTGCGATCTCGATCAGCGCTTGCACCACGCTGGCCAGCGACACGCTGCACCCGCATGACCAAGCTCTTCAGTAGTTCGGACCAGCCGGACTGCGCGTCGCCGAACAGCGCAGCAATCGCCTGCTCCTCGACCATGTCGAGCGCGATCTCCATGCCTTCATCAGTCAACGGTGTCTTGATCGTCTCTTCGCCGGTCTGCCCTTCGACCTTCGACGCAACGCCGATCTCCAGCACCAGATTGAGTTCACGCGTCATGCCATAGACGTCGGTGCCGTTCTGATCCACTCGGCTGTCGCTGTCGGTATAGACAACGATGTAAGGCTTCGCCGCAGCGTTCAGCGTGAGCGCTTGGCTCAGCGGCGTATTGTCGGAGTCGAACACGCGATCATCTGCCCACGTCGATCCACGCAGCGCAGCAACAGCGGACATCCGTGTCAGCATGCGCGTGATGCTCAAGGGTTGATCTCCGCTACATCTTCGAGCACGCGGACCAGATGCACATCTGGGCGACCGCCGGGATCAGGATGGATGAACGTCACGTCGTACATCTCCTTGCGATCCGGAAAGTAGACCCGGTCGCCCTTGCGAAGCTGCACGCGTTGAATGTGCTCGTCTCGGATCGATAGCGAGACGTCCACCGTCGCCTGACGATGGATCGCTCCGCCGCCTGTCGGCTCCTCAGCGCCGCGTGTCGAGTCGTAGATGCCGACCGCGATTGTCTCGATGCGATCAGGATCAGGGATCGCTTCGCGCATGCCACGGCTCTGCGTCTTCATCGGCTTCAGCACGACGGGCTCGCCGAAGACGCTGTCAACGCGATTGTCGAGCGGCTTGGTGTCGTTGTAGGTGCTCATCCGTGCTCAATCGTTGCGTAGACGATGGTGACCTGCTTGCCGATTTCCAGCACGTTATTGTCGAGGATGATCTCGAAGTCGTGCACCTCGTCTTCGGTGACATCGACGCCGATGCTCATCTCGTCGATCACGAGATTGCCGCTGCCATCGCTGATGGTGCCGATCACCGCGATGCCTTGTATCGCGACGAACGCTGTCGTCGGTGCTGCCAACTGCAGATCAGCGCCGACCAGATAGAACGACGGCTTCGTAAGGAGGAGCGTCGCGAGGATCACGCGCTCATCGTTGCGAAGCTCGATGGTGCCCGGACCATTGCCGCCGTCGATTGCGTCGAGCACCTGCATCATGCGGGCGCGTTTAACTGGGAGCGTGTATTCCATCAGATCACCGCCACATGTGGTGCGTTGCGCCGCAAGAATGAAAGATACAGTTGACCGTATGGCGTGGACTTCCAGAAGTCCGTGGCCGACGACTGGCCCGGACCAGCGCTGCTACTCTCGCTGCTGTCGGTGCCGACGCGATCATAGGTGACAGAGCGATCACGGAAGCGAACACTCTTCACCCAGATCAGGCCGACGTCAGGGTCGGTGACGCTGCCGCCACCGCCCGTCCCGCCGCCGCCTGTGATCATGCCGCCGGTCGCCCTGTCGTTGAGCGTCAGGTAGTGAGCGGCGGCATACATCACAGCCATCTTCATATCAGGCCAGAACCACCAGACATCGACCCAAGTCATGCCGGTGTCGATGGCCATTTGAATCTGATCATCGGTCGCCGTCGAGAACTGCGGAAACGCTTTCCGGAATTCTTCGACGGTCGGCGGCATGTTGGTTGCGATGGCCATAGGTCTCAGCCCTTTCTCGCTTCAGCCTTCGGAGGTTCAGCCTTCGGAGGTTCGTTCTTCGGTGGCTCATCCTTCTTCGCTTCCTTCGGCGGCTTCCCACCAGCGCCACCCGTAAGCTCGTAAGGCTTCGGGTCGCACTTCGCGAGGATCGCTTCCAGCTTCGCGTAGTAAGGTTCGGTCATGGGGATATCGGCCTCAGCCCCACGCTGAACGACGACGTTGTTTCCAGCGTCGTCGAAGAAGCCCATAGGCTGCTTGCCGATGTTCTTGATGTGAGCCATGTAGTCTCCCTGATGTTGCGACTGCTGAGGACTCAGCAGCCGTCGCTGTACCGCATCGCTGCGGGCATACGCACCTCGACTCCGCCGAGACGGAAGATGCCGGGCACGTCGAACACCAACGGCCCACGCTGCCACACCGGCAGGAAGTGATGAGCCATCGGAATCCACATCTTCAGCACCTGCGGATCGCGACGATAGGTCACCATGCGCGAGATGCCGCCGACGCCTGCGGTCTCAAGACCGCGAACGCCCATCAGCGTGATCGGTGCGCCGGTCTGCACCGTGAGCACGTTGTACTGCTTGATCCATTCAAGCAGCGTGACGTTCGTGTACTGGATCACGCGACCTGCGAGACCGAGTAGCACGGCAGGCGGAAGCAGCACCGTGTCGGCGTAGTAGAGCCAGTTGGTGCCCTGCGCGATTCCCATCATCGCGCTGTTGATGTCGCGGATGACCTGTTCGTTGGTCTTATCCGCGAACTCGGTGCCACCTGTCAGACCGTCGGCAGGCAGCGTCGTTGCTGCGACCTGCGTCGAGTTGATCAGGCCCTGCATGTTCTTCGCTGGCGCACCGCGCAATGCGATGTTGTCAACGAACTCCTCGTAGGCGCGACGGCAAGCGACCGCCTTGTCTGCGGTGAGGTTGAGGCCCGGCGTGTTCATTGCCGTTGCGACCTCTTCGAGAGTGTAGCGATAACCAATCGCTGCCATCTCGATCCCGCGCTCGAACTTGTCGCGGGTCAGTTCAGCCAGCGGCACGTCGAGTGCGGTGTGGTGAAACCAATCCGCAGCACCAACCATGTCTTGGCTGTAATAAGTTATAGATTTAACCCACTCGTTGCCGGTGGTGGTGTCCACCGGCACGAGGTCCGGATACTGCACCTCCGGATACTGAATCTTGACGACCTGCGTTTCAATCGCAGACGTCTGGTTCACAACAAAGTTGTAAGCACTTTGCTGTGCGTCTCTCGTAAACATGTTGAAGTTCATCTCCGCCTCCTTGACGGTTGAAAGTCTGTGAAGAGCAAACGTCGAAAGAAGACGTTAGGTCTGGATGCCCAACTGGACGACGTTAAGTTCGCCAGCCGCGCGAGTGTACTTCCAGCGACCGCCGGGCACCGGACCGGCACCGACACTCGCGAGAATTCCGTCAGCCGCTCCGTAGAACAGCGGATCGCCGGACAGGACGGCGGTGTCGCAGATCGCGAACATCTCGCCCTTCGTCAGCACGCCCATGTTCGAGTAGGGCGGATAAGCGTCCTGCGGAACGCCGACCACCGTGAGCGGGACGATCACCGTCGGATCGAGGATCGTGATGCCGACGAACTGCTGAACCGCACCGCCGAGCGTCGCGCCGATGTCAGACGACTGCGACTGGCAAACAGCGCGGCAAGCCGGGATCGGCACTTGCTCTGCCGAACGCGTCACCGCGTTGTAGTCCACCATCCGGTTGATCATGCCGGGAATGCCAGCACGCATGTGCTCCGGAAACTCAGACTGCACCACGCGGTGCGCGGGAGCGAGTTGACTCTCCGCGCCGACGCCAGCCTTCGTCTGCGGCAGCTTCGCGTCAGCCACCTTCGTATCACCGGGATGCCCGGTCGCTGCACGCGGAGGCGTCGCAGTCTGATTAGCTTGATGTTCTGCCATTGAAGTAACTCCTGTTGAGAATTGAACGGAGAGAGAAGGTGAAGGCGCGATTACGCCTTCTGCCTGCCCGCAGTCTTCCAGCGATTCTGGATGTTCTCGTCGTACTCGCTGTACGCCTTCGCACGCGGATCACCGATGCCGGTGTCGTTGGTGCGCATCACGCCGATGACGTGATTGAGGCTGTTGTGCCCGCCGCTGTCAGGCAGCACCGCCAGCGTATTGAACGAGGCAGTGATCATGTCGTCGTTCCAGTCCTTGGCGGTGTCGCCCATCTTGGCGGCGACGACCTGACGACGCATGTCGGCATCGGTCTTGCCGTCGATGACGAGCGCATCGCCGATGATCGCCTTCGCACGCGTCACCGTGGCGGCGCGATCCGACACCAGCTTGTCGATCTGGGCCGGTGTCAGCTTCGCATCGCCAAGCTGCTTCTTCAGCGTCTCGATCTCGGCGAGCTTGGTCTGCACTTCGGCCTTCGCGTTCGCCGCTTCGGTCCGTGCAGTGGCGACGTCGTTCTGCGACGTTGTCTGCGCCGCCGCTAGTGCGGTCTGTGCAGCGGCGACTTCAGCTTGCAGATTAGCAATCCGACGCTCGACGACCTGCACGTCACGCTCTTCCATTTCAACCGAGATGCCGTCCACTTGAATCGTTCTGGTAGCCATGTTCGTTCTCCTTTGATGATCAACATTGTCGCCCATACGCAGCTTGGGTCCACCTCGTGCGGTATGGGTGATCGCAACGTGGTTGGCACGAATCGCTGTTTGCGTGACATCGTACTTCTCACCATCCTTGGTCACACCGTCGGCCCACTGTAGCTGCGCACTGTAGCCGACCGACAGTTGAGACTTCCCGGCCTTCACGACCTCGATGGCTTCAGCATCCATCAGGATCAGCGGCACGCGGATGAACTCGCCATCACGCACGATCTCATCGTCGAGACGACCGACGGCATACTTGCGCCAGTTCTTTGCGGTGACGGGTTCGGATGGATGCTCGACGGTGACCGGCTTGTGAGCCAGCGACGACATTGCATCAGCGGAGAACACTTCGGTCTCAGGTCGATAGACCCGGACCTCCTTGAGATCGGGACGACCGACTTCGCGGCCCTGATAAATCTGGATGCCGGTGCGTGCGATGCGCGGGCGGCAGATCATGTAGCCGTCGCCGGTCTCGCGAAGACCGTTCTCGTCGGCGAACATCTTGGAGTCTAGCGCGAACGTCTCGGTGAAATCAGGCATGCTTACTTGTCCTTCTGTGGCGCGTTCAATTCTTCCTTGCGCCTGAACTCTTTGATCTCTTCGGCCAGCACCGTAACGCGGTTGCACATCTCTGTCAGTTCAGGATGACTCAATTCCGCTGGCGCACGTAGCCCCAACAGTTTCTCGTTGCGACCGTCGAGACCGTAGACAATGAACACGCTGTGCCGCGCCTGCGCACCATAGCGGTGACCTTCGAGCACAATACACGGCGCGTGCGCATCGAGGATGATCGCCGACGACATGAACTCGCGCCTGAACGCGATGTCGGTCATGAACTTGTAGGCGAAGTATGCCGGGATCGCGATCAGCACGGTCAGCAACAGCATCAGGATGTTCGTCAGGCTCATCGACCTGATGACGCCGAACGCCCGCTCCAGTATGCCGGTCTGGCCTTGCTCCACTTCCATCTCCTGTCACGTCGGCTTCGGCGGCGGCAGTTGATCCGGACCAGTGATCGGCAAGCCGCGATAGTCCGGCACGTTCGTCGGCGCTTCGCCCTTCTGCGGGATCATGCGTGCCGGAGGATTCTGGATGTCTTCGGTGCGCCACTTCTCGACGAAGAGCGGCAAGGCTTCGAGGATCGTGCGCCAACTGATCGAGGTGCCACCGGCAACCTCGACCGTCGCGTCCATCACGTCCTCGTTGTTGCGCGTGACGCTGTCGCCCGGAATGGCTCCGTAGGCTTTCCCGGTGCCAAACAGGCTGGTGCCGCCGGGCTCAGCGATCAGAACCTCGCCGTTGCCTCTCACGGTGCCACCACTCCTGTGGTCGTGAGGCGTGTCGATCTCGACACGCCCGACCCGCCACGTCGCATCGACGCTGGTCGTAATGGTCATTGGCGCAACTCACGATGACCGTTGAGCGAACGCGCATCCGTGGCCGGATCAGGCACGGGAGAGCGCGACGGCGACGGCGGCGGGACGTCAGGCGACGGACCGGGATTAGCGGGATCGTTCGGCCCGCGCGTCGGGTTCGGCTGCGGCACCGGCCTGTCGTCAGGCTGCGGCACCGGCTGTTGCTGCCCGCCGCTCTGCTGCATCTCCAGCATGCTCTTGAGCACGATGGTCTGCATCAGGAGTTCGCCCAGTTGCTGGCGGACTTCCTTCTCGACCCTCTGGCTTAGCTGCTGTGCTCGATCTTGTGCACGATCCATTTACTTCTTCTCCCTTTATTTCACGCACCATGCGTGGCCTTCACTCATAGCGTGCTGCTCAACTCCATCAAGCCCGCAGTCGTCGGCAGTAACGGATAGATGCGGATTGCCTGCAGGTCGGTGCCGTTCTCATAGATGCTCTCCCACGGAGCCGGTCGATCCGCCGCGATCAATGTGCCTTCGACCTGACCGAAGCCGTTGCACGCCACCTCGATCCGCGTCTGCGTGATCGTGACAGCGATCCGGTTCAGCATGCTGGTGTAGTAGACGCTGGGCAATGTCAGAGCGAGGCCAGTCGGCGTCTGGATCAGTATGTTCGACCCGCTCGCCTTGATGTCCAGCCCACTGAGTCCGTCGGCTGACCTGATCGTGAATTGTGGAGGAAGATCGCCAGTCGGCGCTGGCATGAAGTCCACGGTGAACGTGACGTCGGCGAGCAATGCCGTCTTCAGTGCGCCGATGTAGGCTGGCACCATCGCGCTCGTGGCATCTCGATAATCATAGCCGGTCGCGGACAGTCCAGTCGGATCGTAGCCGGAGTTCATCACCAGAGGATCAGCGCCGATCATGCTGCCGATGCCGGTGGCGCTGCCATCGCCTTCGGTCGTGCCATCCCATGATCGACCCGGCGCGATGAAGTCGATGGCGAGTAGCGCATCCGCTGGCACCCATTCTGGTTTGCCAGCGGGAGGAGGAGCGGCAGAGAACACGATGGGGACCGACGTCGAGACGTTCGCGCCGTTGCGCACGTAGACCATCTTGGTGCCATCGACCGCAGGCGGCGTGACGGCTTGAGCCACCAGTATCGTTGCGTCAACGAATGTCGTCGGCACATCGGACCCGCCGTAATTGATGACGCTGTCCGCGAGGAAGTTGGTGCCGACCACCGTCAGCACGAATGCCGCGCTGCCTGTCACCACCTCAGTCGGATCAATGGCGGTGATCGTCGGCGGCGGCGGCGGCAGTAGACCGCAAGTCCATCGCCCTCCGTCCCACGTCCACTTGCTGTAGACTTGGCCGTAGACTGGTGCGCTGGGGAAATCGAGTACCGCCATATTAAATCCTCACCGCTCTGAGCGTTATGCTGGCGTGCGCCAACGTAACATCAACCACGCTTGGTGCCATCACCTGAAGAAGATCGCCGGGATCGAGAAGCGCCGTCACGTATCCGGAGAACATGACGTGGAATAGCTGCGTCGCCTTGAACACCGCCACGCCGATCACTGTCATCTTGCCCATCGGATCGATCCGCCTGATCTGGAATTGCGCGTCGGCAGTTGGTGCCGACTCACAGAAGCCACGTGATCCTACGAAGTCGATCTCCACCGCGTCCACCATTGGCACATTGATGCGCCACGTCGGCGAGCCCGGAAACTGAAACACTATCGGCGCAGTCGGCACCAGCGCAGGATCGCGCCGCAGATGCCGCTCCGGCTTGATCAGTGTCGAGACGATCCGGACCGGCCCGCTCATGCCCTTGCCTCAAGCTGAGCGATGCGATCCTTCAGGCTGTTCAACTCTTGCAGCAAATCCACACCGCCAGCCGACATGTCAACGAACCCGTAAGCGGTGACGGGACCTGTTGAGGTGATCGGGCTGTTGACCTGCAGCGAATTGTTGAGCGTCAGCGTATTGCTGATCGTCACCGGCATCGAGAACGATGCTGCGCCGTAGCAGGTGAAGCCGTTGTTCGCCTGCAACGTCGCAGCCATCACCGTGCCAGTAGAGACAGTGAGGTTGGCACCATTGATGACGAGATCGCCGGTCATCACACCGCCGGTCGTCTTCAGCATGTAGTAAGGATCAGGGACCGCCTGCACCCATTGATAGGTGTAGTCGATGTCGTAGACCTGAATGTAAAGCTGGCCCTCGACGTTGTCCCACCACAGCACGTTCTCTTGCACGACAGGCTTCACGTCTTTGACGTGAACCATACCCATGTGAATATCGACGTAGTTCTTCGTCGCGACACCAAGCGACGTTATCGGATCGCGACCGGCGCGGGCTTCGCCAGTGTAGCGATCAATCGTGAAGTTGATGTCGCGGTTGCGACCGAAGTTGTCGTAGCTCGCGATCTCGAAGTTCGAGCCCTCCCAGTTGTCATTCGGGAAGCCATCAGGGTCTGCGTTGCCAAGCGTAATGTCCCAGCGCAGAACGCCTGATTTCTTGCCAATGATCTGCGCAGTCAGACCATCCTGCCATCTATCGACCGCGATCCACCCACCAGTCGAATAGTCATCCGGCCCATCAACGGTGACCGTCTTGCCGTAGACAGTCGGTGAAGATAGCTGGCCAGTCACAGCAAGATCGCCAGTGATCATGCCGCCGGTCAGCGGGAGATACGCTCCACCACCGCCGCCGCCAGCGACGGCGTCAACGTACTGCTTCGTCGCGGCGTGAAGCGGCAATGTCGGATCGCGGCCAAGCGTTGCATCGAACATGACCGTCAGGTTCGGAGTATTGATGTCGGCCCGCGCTTCGAGCCTCGAATAGATATTGAAGATGCCAGTGTCGTGCTCAATGGAGAAAGCAGGATTCGTGCTCCCGCTGAAGCTGCGATAAAGACTGAAATCGTTGTCGCCAATGATGCCAAGCGTCATCGTCCAGTAATCGACGCCGCTCACCTTGCTGATGATCTGGGCGCTCGACAGCGTGTCGGGACGTTCGAGCACCAGCACCGGATCGATCTTCGAGATCGCGAGATCGCCAGTGATCTCGCCGCCGCTCAGCGGAAGATAGTCTCCGGTCGCACCGCCACCACCGCCCGCAGCAACCTGCGCATCAACGTATTGCTTCGTCGCGGCATGAAGTGGCTGTTGAGGATCGGCCTGCAATAGGAGCGGCTTGTATAACGCCACCC